GAAGTAAATGGCCGCCGGGAGGGCGGCCTGATCGACATGGACAGGGATGTGGGGATTGTGCTTTCGCTTCCTCGCTCGCCTCATAATATGTCGGAGTCGTACCTTTCTGCGCTGGCCGTGGTGAAGCCGCCGGCATGGTTTATCAAATCAAGCGTCGTCCATGGGCCTGTCCGGCCCCGGAATAAGCGCACGCCTTGGTCGATCAGCGAGCGCTCAACATCGGAGCGGCGCTGATAACCGGTGATGTGCTGCAGGTCTTGAAAGGTCAAAACTCCTGGTGTTGCTTGGCTCACGGTACAACCCTCGAACCTATGCATTCCCGCAGCTGAAAAAGCAGTGTAGAGGCGGGTACTGCTAGAAGCGTAGTAGAAACCACTGACTTTGATTCTGGCGCTGATTGCTCACGGCGTTTAGACATAACGGCGTTCCTTTGCTTTTCTGATTGCAGCCTTTTCGGCCATTACAGCGGCCCATTCCTCAGTCTTTCGATGCTGGCGAATACGGCTGCATTTTTGATGTTTTCGGGTAGATCTGGCCTTGCCGCAGATGTCGCAAATGCTCGGCAAATCCAGTCGCTTACTGGCCATTGCTGGCCGCTCTCGATTGGTTTTGCCATTGTTCATAACCTGGACCCCGACAACGCATGGCTGGCCAGAAGATGGGCCACAATGGCGGCTTCGGCCGCATCGATATCACCTTGCTGTTTGGCGAAGGTGGCCAGGCACTCAAGGCGGATCCGCGCTTCGTCGGTCTTCGTTACCTGGTAATCGAACAACGCTGTGCCGACTATCCGGATCGCCATCAAGTGCCGGGCGGATTGGGCGTTGACGCTGCCCTGTGTGTTAGCCTTTAAATCGCTACCGCTGTAGTGCTTTGCTTTCATCGTGTTGCCCTCAGTGGTGGTCGGTGTCGAGGGGCTGCAACCCCTCGGCACCATTTCATCACCGGCTTAAGCCGGAGTTGGATCTGGTGGCCAGGCTCAAGCCTTCAGCACTAGGTGAATTACCAAATCCTCAAATTCCCCGCCCTCATCCCAGGACTGCCATTCCAGAACGGCCTGAATCTGCGCATGTGTGCAGTCCAGGACGAGAATCTCCCGATGGCCACGGTTGGCTCGGACCTCTAACGCATCTACCAGCCCGCATAGGGCATACGCTTCGGCGAAGACCGTCCGGCTTTCATCTCCAAACTGCGCCATTACCGCATTCAGCCGGCGTATCTCTGCGATTGCGTTGTCTCGATCCTGATCGTTGATTACCTGAATCTGCATGGCGGTTACTCCCGGAAAATGAAGCAGCGCATGGTGGAAGGGATGTGGGCGGTTGGTGCCATGTCCTGCTGCCGCGCGCGGATCACGCTTTCCACTCGTTTCTGAGTGTCCAGGCATTGGTGAGCACGGCAGTCTTTGAGCAGACGTCGCAGCACGGCCAGGTCCGGAATGCGCTGGCGGTGTTCCAGGGCGACCTCGGCGAACTGGTTGAGGTTGATGGCAATCACGCCTGCCTTTTTGCTGTGGTTGACCATCGGAGCAGAAGGCAGCGATTCCAGGTAATCAAACACCTGCCAGAACTCGTTTACTTCCTTCGGATCGGTGCTGATCGCCGCCTGGCGCTCGTTAGCCGCTTTCAGAATGTATTTGCGGCAGGCCTGGACCATGTGGTCTGGGATGGCGATGACAAGCTGCAGGCAGTCCAGGAGGGCCAGCATCATGCTGTGGTTCTTGATGACCCGATCGGATGCCAGGTTACGGCTGGCCCAAAGCTCGGCGCGGTATTTGGGATACAGTTCGGCGAAGCGCTTGAGCACCTTCGTTTCGGCGCGCATTGCCTTCACCATGAAGTGGCTGACATGTTCCGGTTCGGTCTGGACGATCGCATCAGCAGCTTTGCGGCTCTCATCGGTGATCACCGGCTTGAGAAACGGTAACCGGACGATACGGCTGATGATCGCTTCGTGGCCGGTAACGATGGCGTTCTGAGCGATCACGATGGAAGCGCGAAATGGCGGCTCGTAGGTGTCGTTGCTGTTGGACTTGACGCCCCGTGTACGCAGGGTGCCGCCGCCATAGAAGTCCTTGAACTGGTCCCACTCGAAGGCCTTGGTATTGTCCTCGTTGGTGTTTCGGTCAGCCTCAAGGAGCACCAATGGCAGATTGGCTACTTGGCCCATCGCCCGGCTCAAGCCCGAGAATGAGCTTTTGGCCGGGTCGAAGCCCTCATAGGTCCGCCCGAACAGCTTCCAGATGAACTTGATCAGCGTGGTTTTGCCCGAATCGGGCTCGCCCGACATTTCCAGGAACGGGAAGCTCTCATGCTCTGCCCTGATCTGCTCGGCGAACAGCGAGCCAAACCAGTAGGTGAGAGCCAGAATGCCGTTCTCGCCGAACACGGTCCAAAGGTTCGGCAGCCAGTCTTCGCGATAGCCCTTGCTGTCCAATGCCATCTTGAGTTTTACCGACTTCATGAGGCATTTGACCCGCTGCTTGCCGAACTCGAAATAGTCCTCGTCGTTGGCCTTGTAGACAGATCCGCCGTGGATGGCGATGTCATTGAAGATGTAGGCCTTGTGATCACGGCTGTAGCCCAGAAAGTCGATGGTCTCGACGGTTTTCAGGCGTTCGGTTTGCCGAATGATGATCTGGTCCAAGTGCTTCTGAGTGCCGAGCCAGGTCGCGCCCGAATACATCAGACGGGTCTTGAATTCGCTGCTCGAGGAGATCTGTTTCGGAGTGAAGGTGTAGTTCTCGCCCAGGTCGTCGTGGATACCCAACACCTGGAAGTAAAACCACGCCTCGTTCGTGACGTCGTTCACCTGCTTGTACAGTGCCTCAAAGCGGCAGTTGGCCAGAAGCTTCAGGCTGCAGACGTTCTGCAGCACCTTGCGGCGGGCAGCCTTGTCGTTGAGCTGTTGGTCTTCGTGGTCTTCGCTTGTTGCCAGCGCTTTCTGTTCCTCTTCGAGCTTCGACAGGTCGAACTTGGCCCAGTAGGTCTGGTTGCCGAAATCAAAGGCGAACTCTGGGAAACCTTCCTCCCAGGTGTACATCAGCAGCGCCTTCTCTTTCGGCGAGGGAGCCAGCAGCAAATCGCCTTCATGGCGCGCAGCATCCAAATCACGCTTGCGCTTGTCGTTGCGGGCCTTACCTTCCTCTTCGAACTGCCAGCGCTGGTGCAGATCGTTCCAGTCGACTTTCTTATCCCGCTGCGGTATGAGCGCAGCCTTACACGTAAAGCCCATCTCGCGTGCCTGTTTCACCCAGCGCAACAGGTAGCCGCGTGCAGTTGGTTCGTTGTCCAGGCCCCAGACCAGAGTGGGCAGATTGCCCGGACGCTGCTCGAGCAACTGCTTCAAAGCTTCGATCGGGAAGTTCACACTCGACATGGCTGACACCGCATCGACGACGTTTTGCACTAGGGCAATGGCGTCAAAGATGCCCTCGACTATCCACAGCTCTTTGACGCTGGCCAGGTCCACAGTCGGCGGGCACCACCATTCACCCTGTGCGCTGTATTTGGGTTTGAAACGAGCCTTCATCTTGCCGAAGCGGGCAGGGCGATCGATCAGGCGTTCCCAATAGCCGCCGTTCGGCAGGGTGAATCGAATCGTCGCACTGGACTCATTCGTTTCGTGGTTGACGTAGTTCTCTTGGGTAAACCAACCGGTCATATTTCCGACGTTCAAGCCCCGGGCGAATTCCAAGTACGCACGGGCCGTTACGGTCGGGTCGTTGTCCGTTGCCGGCGCTCGCTTGCTCCAATCCTCGAACAGGTCCTCATAGATTGCTTTGACGTGTTCGATATGACCGCAGCGCTCCGGGCGACCACAGCGGATCTGCCATGGCTTGTCGTGACGGGCATATAGCTCTTTCTTGTTGCAGGCAGGGCAAACGCCGCCTCGCATGTAGTTCGTGCCTACACGTAACTTCAGGCCGAAGTCGTCTTCCAGCCGCTGAAGTACTTGAGTTCGGATATCTTCATTCATCATGATTTTTTCGCTGCTTTAAGGCTGAGGCCGAGGCTTTGGGTAAGGGCGCCGATCAGGTGTTTCTGAGCGGCCATTACAGGGCTGTTGGCAAGAATCGATCCGTGGCGCAGGCCATCGGGAATCAGGCGGTATTGGTCTGCGTACCAGAGGTCATTGAGGCT